GTTCGTATAAAACTTGGTCAATACGGTCTGCTATTGCTTGACTTTCTGCAAGGGTCAATTCTGCCCGTTGGTCTACTCTTAATCCGCTTGATGCGTCTTTAAGTCTTTGTTTTTGGTCGTTGGTTAAGCCAATCATATTTCTGTTGTCCTCTTCTTTTGGTATGTAAAAAAATCGTGCATCGTGTAACCACGTTTCCGTAGTTCATTTCTTAACTTACGTAATGCTCTTTTCTCGATGTCTGCTACTGCCGCTCTTGTTGTACCCAACGCATCTGCTACTTCTTGTTGGGTCATATCGGCTTGTATTGGTCTATCCCTTTTCGACATCCTTTAATTCTTTCGCTATTTGTACTAGTAGTCTGACTTCTGCAAACGCATTTAATGCGTGATCTTGAGCATCTGCATAGTTCCTTTTTATAACAGATTCCTCGTATGATTTCAAGTGCTTTCTTGCTTCTAGTAAAAAATTTGCGTAATCCACCATTTAACATTCTCCGTAACTATTTCCGATCCCTGATTCGCAGTTGAGTGGTAAGTCGTGCGCCCAATCGGGTCTCCATTTCATGCACTCTTCTACGTACTTTTGTGCTTCTTCGGCTTGTGTTTTTGGGGCTATGCAAGCTACCGCATCATGCACTGTAAGTACCACCCTGTAACGCTTAGCTATACGCACCATTTGCTCTGCAATAACGCATCTTGCAAGTGCTTGGCATAGGTTCTCTACAACCTTTCCACCATATAGTTTAACTGCGCCACGTCGTGTCTTATACTCATATTGAGTTTTCCCTTCAGAATCAGTTACTTGGTGTAGCGTTTCGTAGCGTTGCCACAATCCGCTTGGTAATAAAAACCCTTTCTTCACATGGTCAAACGTTGTGACGCCGTCTCTTCCAAATGGTGCTGGTCTATTAGTATGGATCGCTTCCAAACACCGATGGGCTTCTTGCCACAGCCTAGGGATTTGAGGATATGTTTCCCGATATACCCTGATAATACGACTCGCCTCCCCCTCTTCAATGTCCACACCAAACGTCTTGAGTTGCGCTTGGAATTTTTTACTACCCATGCCGTACCCTGCGCCAAGAATTGTCGTCTTCCCAACGAACCGCTCATGCGCCGATACCTCATTAACTTCCTTTTGATAGATAGCTGAAGCCATGATTTTGTATACATCTTCGCCTTTCTCAAATGCGTCTACTAAGTCGTTCTGCCCTGCTAACCATGCAACGATACGAGCCTCAATCTGTGATGAGTCACAGTCAATCATTACGTAGTCTTCGGGGGGTACGATAGCTTTCTTTAGCTTGCCACCGTTCTGCCCACGACTAGGTAGGTTTTGTAAGTTGATCTTGTCATCGCCACCCCATCGCCCTGTATGAGCCGCATAGTATTTAATAGGCACAGGAAGTCTGCCACGTTTAGCTATGTCAATGAAGCGTTGTGTGCGTGTTTCTTCAAGCGTAGACTTGTTGCCCAACCGAGCCGCCACCAAAGCTTGAACCCGAATGTCGGGAAAAGAAGCCAGTTCCTTGAAGCCTTCATCAGTCTTAGCAAAAGCCCATGCCTCTTTGCCTGTTCTTAAAGATGTTTTAGTTGGTGGTTCAACGCCCAGGGAGCGTAAGATTTCCGCAAACTTGTCGTTAGACATAAGCGTATCTTTATCAGCCAAGCACGCTTCGAGTAGCTTCTCTTTGCGTAGCTTAGTGTCTTCTAGGTGTTGCTCAAGTAGGGGGAGATTAAGTTGTAGGACAGGGTCAGTAAACATCTTTAGAGTTGTGTCTATAACCTTTAACTCTTTAGATGGAAAGCCCTCAGCTAGTAGGCGATTGAATAGCGCCCAAGTAAGTTCAACGTCGTTGATGCAGTAGTTGCCGTATTGTTTTAGATCCGCTTCTTCAAAGTCTGCTCTACGTTTACCCAACGCATCTAAGACTTCTGTGCCTTTGCGCCCCAAGTTATAGCGCTCAACCAAAGCTGAAAGACTACCGCCAGCATCGACTCCATGGAGCGCCCTAGCCATGCAGAGAGTATCGAAAATAACTTTAGGTTTAATGCCATAGTTCCAAGAAATAATAGCGCCATCAAAAGAGGCATTGTGAGCAAGCAACGCACTATTATCCCAATCGTAAGAATTAAGAAATTTAGCAACCTCATCGTCGTTGCCGCTAAACCATTTCGTTTCATTGTCGTTCTCCTTGACTGCGACCCCAATGACTTCAAACCTATCATCACGTATATATTCTTCGGTGGTGAGTTTGGTGAGCGAGAAGTCTTTTGCATAGTATGTTTCAAAGTCTAATGTAATTATGTTCATAAATTCACAAAGTTAAATTCCGTAGTCGGCACATCAAAGAATAGTTCTCCCAACGCTACCTTCACGTTGCGTACTTCCTTGAGTGGGTATCTCAATATATCTTTTGATTCTATCCAGTAAGCGTTCTCTAAGTTCTTAGTCAAAGCAAAGAATAACGAGTTGCCATTAAAGAACTTAGTCTTGCGTTCGGGTACATGGATAGTTGCGAAAGGGCAAGTTGGACTCCATTGTCTGACCTCTACCTCTACAACACCTATCTCTCTTTCGCCTTTCATTACAAGCAAGTCGACCCCATACCTATCGGGATTAGGAATAATCTCATAGCCTAGCTTAGTCATATAGTTAGCCACCGCCTCTTTAGCTGGCGCATCATACTTATCGTGCAAGTCCTGCTCAAACGGTTTTCTATATGTCCAGTTCATAGGTAGTTAAATAACTTTCCGAATAGGGTTTTGCTGGGGTTTTTTACAATAGGTTTTTTATTTACTAGTGGTTGCTGGGTTATAGTTGCCGAGTTGGCATATGGCGATGTTCCCCAATTTCCACCTACTCCAGCACCGCTACTAGTTAAAGATGCCCCTAGGGTCGCTCCAGCCCCAAGCGTAACGCTCCCCAAGTTGGCTGTTTGATATGGGTTGAGGGTTAGTTGTTCCTCCTGCTTTGGGTTTAGCAATTCAGCCATAACCTCCGCAGTAAACTTCTCCTGCCGTAAATTATTAAAAGCTTCTAGGAATGTATCAACATCTTCTTTAGATAAGTTGTGCTTATATTTATCAAATATTCTCATCCATTTACCTTCATAAGTAAATGGATTCTCGTCGTCTGTAAACTCTTCAGGATGAGTTTTAATCCTTTCTAAAAGAATCTTTACTCCGTCGTTCATATTACCTCCTCATCACACCGCTCTACTAAAGCGGCATACCCACAAATATCTACTAGGTTATCTCGATGTGTTGGGTCATTAGCAAACCTAGCTACCTTAACGAGCATCATCAAAGCGGCAACATCTTTTGCAGATATGTCGTCTCCTCCCACCTTAGCATTTAGATAAGCGTTCCACATAACCGCTATTGTCTTTAAGTTCTTGCTAGGGTGTCCATAGGTTTTTTCTCTATCACCGTAGATGATTGCATGGGCTTCTTTTAGGATAGTCATATCGCTCATCAGCACTTGCCGTCTAGGTCTTCTGCTACCACTACTGATTTGTGAACGTGATTAACTACCGCCAATATATAACCAATATCTTTAGGGCTTAACTGACCCAACAGATGTATGATTTTCATTACCGCAACATCGTTATCTAATGTTGTCGGGGGTATTAAAGTTTCAATCATTTTCCCTCCCAATAAATTCGTTGTTCCTCAATCTCTTTAGCCGTCTTTGCTCTTACTTTGCCTATCTCTTGCAAACCATACAAGCACAAGACTAAGCCCCACACAAACCAAAATACCCATGAAGCGTCTCCGTAATATAGAAAGTAAGCCGTTAGTATTGCTAGCATTTCACTTTGCATCTTCTTCTCCAGTATCTACCATCCCACCAAATGGGATAGGTTCAATTTGAGGTTGTGGTTTAGTAGTCTTATTACCAAAAATTTTTTCCCACGACTCGTCAAACTCATCCATCGGAACACCTAGAGGTCTTTGTGTATCGCCTTTACCTCCATCGTGTCTACTCATTCTCATCCTCGACTTGAACGATAGGTTGTTTCTGAGGGTTAGTCATATCAAACATATGTTGTAGGTTATCCATATACTCTTTTTGAGTTAGTCCTACGCTATGTGCTAGGGAAGTGGACATTACAGATACCGCATTGAGTGCATCCAATACACCGCACCCTGCTGAAGCTAACGCATGGTCTAACACTTCTACTAATTGACGCACTTTATCTTGTTGATCTTGGTTCATTTCTATTCCTTATATGAGGTTAATAAATCAAATAAAACTCCTGCTTTTCTTGGTACATCGTCACGCTTTAACTGCTGTAACATACTTTTAAACATCTCGATACCGCCTTCATCTACCAATACTGAGAAGCCACCCACATTCATAATCTCATTAAGGTTTTTCTCTTGCAGAGCCGTTGGCTTACCGCCATTAGCTTTGCACTCTATACCGATAAATTTCCCTTGTAAGCAAGCCACAATGTCAGGAACACCTGACTTGCCATAACCGCCAGTAGCAGGCATAAAGTAATAAGCATTGTGTTCCTCCAATATCTTTTTAACTTTGTCTTTGACTTTCTTTTCGGGGGTTGTCATCTTTCCTGTTCTTTCATAGCCTTCTCGAACATCTCTTTCCAGTATTCGATTTCCTCTGCCTGTTTGCGTAGCATCTTGGCGGCATCTAAGTTGTATCCGTTATGGCTACTCTTTTCAATAGCATCGGCTAATTTTCTTGCATCCATATCAGCACCCCACAGGTTTAAAAGGACCATCTGTGTTAGTGTCCCAACAACATTGACCGCCCATAGGACTTGGCGCACACTTGATGTAAGCGTATGAATTTAAAGACAATACTGCCAGCGCTACAATAATAAATAGTTTCATTTCACACTCCTCTTTCTTGGTTTAACTGCTACGATTCCTTCTTCTACTTCGGGTTCTGCGTTACGGGCTTTGAGCATCTCGTCTGCCATTTTGTAAGACCATCCAGCAATCTTTTCATCGCTTATATCTCGGTCTAGTTTTGCCCCGTTGTTTACAAACCCCATCATCGCAAACATCGCAAAGCAATCTCGTAAGTCTTGTTCGTTCATACCTTATCCCTTGCAAACTCATTCCATTGTTTTGGTGTTGC